TATTCACCGGGCGGTTCAGTTCGGCATCCAATGCCTCTCTGCGCTCCATCCGGGAGATCTCCTTGCCCAGGTCGGCGATTTCCTGCTCCATATGGGAATAGGTGGCGTCGTCCTCGGCGGACAGGACGCCTTTGTCGGTGCGGTGGGAGTCCAGGAAAGCCTTGGCAGATTCCCACGCCTTTGCGCGCTTTTCACGCAGTTCCAAAATTGTCATGGTAGTTTTCCTCCTTAATGTTTCAAAAGATTAAGCCGCTCATAGAGATCATCTACGGAGCGGCCTTTGGGTTCCGCCTTGGCGGCGGGACGAGCGGTTTTGCATTTCTCGGCGATCTTGTCCATGAGGGAATTGACCACCGCCGCCTTGGAATACAGCATGGTGACCGTCGGGGGTTCCATGTCCTCGGTTTCGGCGGGGCGCTTCATCACCTCATCGGCGAAGCCAAGCTCTACCGCCTTTCCGGCGTCCATCCAGGTTTCTGCGTCCATGAGGTGGGACAGCTTGGCGCGGGACAGGCCGGTCTTGATTTCGTAGGCATTGATGATGGAGTCCTTGACGCTGGAGAGCATCTCGATTGCCTTCTGCATCTCGCCGGTGTCACCCATGGCCACGGTCATAGGGTTGTGGATCATGAGCATGGACACCGGGGACATGAGGACCTTGGTACCCGCCATGGCGATGACGGATGCGGCGGATGCCGCGATGCCATCGATTTTCACAGTTACATCGTGGGGATAGTCCATCAGCATATTGTAGATTTGGGCCGCAGCCACGCAGTCCCCGCCGGGAGAGTTGATCCAGACGATAATGTTCCCGTCCCCGGACATCAGTTCCTCCTTGAAAAGCTGGGGCGTGATGTCATCGTCAAACCAGCTTTCCTCGGCGATGGTGCCGTTCAGATACAGCGTCCGTTCCGCCGGAGCTGTCTCCGTCTGCGCCTGATTTTTCCACTTCCAAAACTTCTTCATCGGCATTTTCCTCCTTTCCGCCATCGTTGGGTTCGGTATTTGCAAAAGCCCCCGCATCCTTGAGCGGGAGCATATTGCCGTTGATAAGGTACAGGTCGCCGCCTTCTTCGGCGGGGATGCGGTCGAGGTTCTCCAGCTCCCGGATGTCATTGGCGGACATCCAGCCATTCTGCCGACCGATGGCGTACCCGTTCATGCGGCTCTGATAGTCGCCGCGAAGCAGACCCTCCAGATTGAACTTCACGAAATACTGCGATTTCTCATCCGGCAGCAGGAGCGAACGGTGAATGGTCTGCTCCCAGCGGATCACCCAGGGGTCCAACGTGTATTTCACGAACTCCAGAGATTGCTGCTCAATATTAGAAAAGCTCGACTTTTCCAGGTCGCCCACCATGTGGGGCGGCACTCGGAAAATTCGAGCAATCTCGTTGACTTGGAATTTTCGCGTTTCCAGAAACTGCGCCTGCTCCGGCGAGATGCCGATGGGCGTGTACTTCATGCCCTCCTCCAGCACAGCGATTTTGTTGCTGTTGCCGCTGCCGCCGAAGGTGGACTGCCAACTCTCCCGCACCCGCTGGGGGTCTTTGATGGTGCCGGGATGTTCCAGCACACCGCCGGGAGCCGCGCCGTTGGCGAAGAACTTGGCTCCGTACTCCTCGCAGGCAATCGCCATGCCGATGGCGTTCCTGGCCATGGCAATGGGACTGTAACCCACCAGCCCGTCAAAGCCCAGGCCGGGGATATGCAGCACATCGGAAGGAGTCAGCGTTATAGCGAACTCCTTATTTTTGATGGCTTCATCGGGACCTCGGTAATAGGTGTAGTACAGATGCCCGTTCTCGTCTCTGTCTACAGACATCTTGTTCGGCATCAGCGGATACAGTGCCACGACCTCGTTTTTCCCGTTGCGGATAATCTGTGCGTAGGCATTGCCCCACAGGAGCAGATGGGTCATGAGGGTTTCGCGGAACACGAAGGAACTCATCTCCGGGTTCGGCTCATCATGAAGCAGAAGATACAGCGGATGCTCGATCGCTTTTTCCTTGCCGCCGTCCTCCTTGTATCGGTATAGGTGAAGCGGCAGACCTGCCACAGCTTCAGCCAGAATACGGACACAGGAATACACCGCTGTCATCTGCATGGCAGACCGTTCGGTTACGACCTTGCCGGAGGTGGTGCCGCCCATGTAAAAGGAATAAGCACTCCCAGCAGTCCTGTCTTGGGGCTTATCCCTGGACTTGAATAAACCAGAAAAGATACCCATATCAAATCACTCCCTTCATATAAACAAAATGCCCCGGGCATCATAGACCGAAGCACCGTTCTCGTTGCCACATCGAATGGCTCTATCCAGGGCCATGATGGTGGCAACGGCCCCATCTATTTTTTCAGTTGATTTCGCTTTATCGGCTTTGATGTTTCCAGCCGGGTCAGTGCGAATATAAATGTTATCCATCATCCAGCGGAGGACAGGATGCCCACCGTGGGCGATTTTCTGCTCCAAGGTCAGCTTCATCAGCTCTTTGGTCGGAGGTGACATATCCTTGAAGCCCTGACCGAAGGGCACCACTGTAAATCCCATGCCCTCCAAGTTCTGTACCATTTGCACAGCGCCCCAGCGGTCGAAGGCAATCTCACGAATGTTGTACTGTTTCCCCAGCTCTTCGATGAACTTTTCAATGTAGCCGTAATGGACTACGTTGCCTTCCGTGGTTTGGAGGAAGCCCTGCCGCTCCCAAAGGTCATACATCACATGGTCACGGCGAACACGCAAATCAATGTTGTCCTCCGGTATCCAGAAGTATGGAACTACTGCGTACTTGTCATCCTCATCCTCTGGTGGAAACACAAGCACAAAGGCTGTGATGTCCGTGGTGCTGGAAAGGTCAAGGCCGCCGTAGCACACACGACCCTCCAAACTTTCCGGATCAACGGCAAAGGAGCAGGCGTCCCACTTGTCCATGGGCATCCAGCGCACAGCCTGTTTGACCCACTGGTTCAGACGGAGTTGTCGGAAGGAGTTCTCCTCGCCTGGATTCTGCTTTGCAGATTCGCAGGCAGCTTTGACTTTATCAATGCCCACTGTGATACCTAGAGACGGGTTTGCTTTCTTCCAGACCTTCGGATCTGTCCAGTCCTCGTTTTCTGCGGCTCCGTAAATCACCGGATAGAAGGTCGGGTCATGCTTGCGGCCTTCAATGATGTCCAGTGCCTTCTGGTGTGTCTCATAGCAGATGCTCTGCGTATCTGTTCCGGCTGTGGTGATCAGGAAGTAGAGCGGCTGCATTCTGGCATCGCCGGAGCCTTTAGTCATGACATCAAACAACTTCCGGTTTGGCTGGGTATGCAGCTCATCAAAAATGACGCCATGGGTGTTGAAGCCATGCTTGTTCGCCACATCTGCCGACAGCACTTGGTAGAAGCTGTTGGTGGGCAGATAGGTCAACCTCTTCTGGGATTCCTGTATCTTGACCCGCTTGGCAAGTGCTGGGCAGAGCCGAACCATGTCCACCGCCACATCAAAGACGATTTTTGCCTGGTTGCGGTCGGCGGCACAGCCGTATACCTCAGCGCGTTCTTCTCCATCACCGCAGGTGAGAAGCAAAGCCACAGCCGCCGCAAGTTCTGATTTACCTTGCTTCTTTGGGATCTCGATGTATACCGTATTAAACTGCCGGTATCCGTTTGGCTTAATCGTCCCGAACACATCCCGGATGATCTGCTCCTGCCAATCTATCAGTTCAAAAGGCTTACCCGCCCAGGTGCCTTTGGTGTGGCAGAGACATTCAATAAAGCCCACCGCATAATCAGCAGCGGATTTATCGTAGTGAGAATCCTTAGCCATGAATGCGGTGGGTTTGTACTTTTTCAGCTTTCTGATATGCGGTCACCTCCTAAAAATGGGTATAAAAAACAGCCCTTATCGGCTGTAACGAGGAACAGAGCCTCTCGGCTCAGTCCCTGATTGGTGTATTTGTTTTACTGCTGCATCGCCCAGGCAATGGCATGGCCATTGTCGAGAAAGGTTTCTTCCGAAATGCTGACCAGCTTGATTTCGCCTTCGCAGGTATGATCCTCGGTGGTGAAGCGGTAGGTTGCACCGTAGTAGCACCGTCCGTTGGGATCGTAGAAATACCCGGCGGCGAGAATGTGGTCGCCAAAGGTTAAAATGGAACCCCGGTTGTTCATCAGTCTCATTTCCAGCATTTCAGGGGTTGTGGTCTCGGGCAGGCGATAGGTTTTGGCTTTCTGTGCAGTGGCTTTTTTCATGTTCGTGTCCTCCAAGTCGGTGGCGTATTTCCTTTCGGTGTACACATATTCGCTCTAAAAGAGGATAATAGCAAGCCAATTCGGAGGCATATACTACACAATCTTGATGGGCATAGATCGTGTGTTTTACTGCGGATTGCGAGTCGCCCGGTGAATGGTCTTCAGGATAGAATCCCGCTCCTCGATGCTGACACCAATGCTTTCCAGGGCTTCCCGTGTGCCGCAGTCAGGGCAAATGAGAGTTTCGTTATCCAGCCTGGAAAGTGCCGGGTGCTCATGATAAGGCTTGCCGCAGTGCGGACAGACCGCCAGGCGGGTGATATTATCTTCTTTCATTGGGCTTCATCCTTTCTCTGCTGTAGCGATGGGCTTCCATGAGCTTGTCAATGGGAAATCCAAAGAATCGGTACCCCTGACCGCAGGTACTCATGTAGCTGCTGGTGGGGATGCCGTAGGGCCGATCCTCATGCATGATGTAGACGAACACTCTGCGGCGGCGGATTTTTCCCGTCCGGATGCCTTTGACGCCCAGAACCATCTCTTTCTTGTAGTAGAAGCTGGGAAAGCCCTCATAGCGATCCAATGCCAGCTCATCCTGCTCGGTGACTTCCCAGACCGCAACGGGGACCGTACACCCTGCCTCCGGCTCAATTGTAAGGTAGGAGCCGGTCTTGCTCCCTTTGAACATCAGGCGGTAGTCCTTCAGCTCCGAGGTACCGATGATCCTCGCATCGGGGCATCTCCAGCGCATCTGTTGGACATTGAGATTGCTGCCATAGGCGATGTAGTATCTTTTTTCCATGGTCGTTACCATCCTTTCCGAAGTTGCCTTCTACCACCGAAAGCCCGCCTCAGCGGGTTCGGGGGCCTCTTGGCTGCGTCCTTCAAGCGGCTGCTCTGCCGTTGCGGAAGGCTGCGTCACCGGAAAGGCGGCGGGTCAGGATGTCTCGTGCGGTTTCGAACTCCTCGCCGATGAAGCCCAGGCGGAGGAGCCAGGTGCGCATGGCGTATTTGGGGTTTTCGGTCTGCTGGGGCTTGGGGCTTGCGGTTCTCACCGTCTTTGCCATCTCGCTGAGGGCGAGACAAAGCTGAATGTAACTTTTCAGCTGTCCGGCGTGGAGGCCGTTGCGCTTGCCGTCCGCAGGCTCGTCAAATTGGAAAAGCCGGAACTCAACCGTACCCTTGGTGAAGATGGCGTGGAGGTTGAGCATATGGTAGCGGCTGTCGTTGTAGTGCTGGCTTCTGCCGTAGTTGGCGTTCTGGCTCCCGTACCAGACATCCGCAAGCTGCGCCATAGTGCTGGGCTTTTTGCGGTTGAGCTGCTCCAAGAACCGCTGGTCAACCGTGCGGCAGTAGCGGTGCATCCGTCCCCGGTCGAGGTCCAGGGCGCTTGCCAGAAGCATCTCGTGGCTTGCCATGATGTTGGCCAGGTTGCGGAGGGTTTGCGGTGTGTGGCCTTTGGCACCGATGTGGATGTGGACCCCGCATCCTCTGGAGGCATCGCTCTTGGCTCCGGCCTTGCGAAGGCGGCGGATAAGTTCCTGCAGGGTTTCCATGTCGGCGTAGGTCAGAATCGGGGTGACCAGTTCGCATTTCTCGCTGTCGGGTCCTGCGATGCTGACGTCTCTCTGAAACTTCCATTCCCGACCCTCGGCGTCCCAAGCCGACCAGGTGTAGTAGCCGTTGCGACCTGCAGTGTTTTCAAAGCATCCAGTGCCGAAGAACTCGGCGGCCAGTCTGGCGGCTTTGTCCCGGCTGATGCTGTTCATCTCAACCTCGACTCCGATGGTCTGCTTCTTCATTTCCTCGATCTGGCTTCTGGTCTTCTCGTTCATGGCGTGTGCCTCCTGTTAAGTGTTGTTTTCCCTTTCGGTAGTGTCATATTAACTCTAAAAACACACTATATCCAGTATTATACGAGGCACAAACTACACGATGTAGTGGTCAAGATATTGTGTATATTACAGCGATTTATTGCTCTGTTTTTCTGCAGAGATCCTCGCCATAGACGACATTCAGACCGCTGCCATTGTCCCAGGCCACCATGATGCTTCCGGCATCATCAACACCCTGGACGGTTCCTTTAGTTCCAACAGGCGGGGCTTGGGGATCGTCCATTCGGAGCAGTTCCACTCGTGTTCCTTTGGGATAACGGGAGCGGAGCAGGTCGACAGTTTCTTTACTCGGAAAGGGCATCGCTGGGCACCTCCTTATTTGGGGCTGATTTGAAGGCAGAGCTTCCGGTCAGGTTCCGCAGGAGGATCTTGCGCTCCTGCTTGTACTCCGCACCGATGAATCCCAGCCGGAGGAGGAAACAGCGGAAGGCGTACTTGTCGTTGTCGGTGTCACGCTCCTTGGCAGTGATCCGCTTTTGATTTCGTGCCATCTCGCACAACCTGCAAATGAAGATTTCATAGGCTGTTGCTTCCTCTGTCGACCCTATACAGTTGAACCAGGGAAAGCTGACTTTCTCGTCTGTGATCTCAATGGGCAGGTCATCCACCCCAAGAGCTTTCTTGAAAAGTCTGCCCTTGGCGGCAACCAGTACCTCCAGGTTGGCAATAGCGGTGTCGGCAAACAAGGAGCGGGGCATGGAAACACAAAGTTCTGTGGGAGCGGTAGCGGTTGTTCCGTAAGGCGGAGGGCAGTCCTCTGGGACCTCCTCAATCTCAATGTCGGGCATCGGCTCGTCATATTCAGAACGCTCAGCAACGAAACCTTGCTGGGCAAGTGCCTCCATGAGCTTTTCGATTTCCTCGCTGTCTGCCATATCGTTGAAAACGATGCTGCCCTCACGAGTGACGGTAAAGTAGTCAATCTGGTAGGCAAAGCTTGGTGCGCCCAGGTACTTGGCAGGAACATCGGTGATCTCGCTGATAGCTTTCACCAGCCGCTTTCGGTCAGCGCCGGTCAGGTTGTATTTCAGTTCCATGTTCCATCCCTCCATCCGAGCAAAAATAATACCGCGTCGGCAAAACCGGCACGGTAGTAACACTGCATGGTTTCTCCATCCACCAGCGCATAGGCGTTCTCACATTCTCTGTAAAGAGATTTCTGCTGGTCGGATAAAGACTGATTCAGTTTTTCGGCACAGAGACTGAATTGCTCACTTGCCGTTTGCAGACCTTGTGACTCATGAGAGCCGCAAGCATTGATTCGCTGCAGAATGAATTGCTCCACGGCAACCTGCATCTCATTGTTTGGCATATGTCATACCACCTTTCTGTTTTGGTGAGTACATATTCCCTCTGAAATGCAATAATAGCAAGTTGAAAAGAGCAGAATGGTTACATTCTACCTTGTACACAAATTAGATGGGCGTATATTGTCAGCTGCGGTTGGTCGGCACAAAGACCTTCACAGGAATGCCACGGCTCTTGCAGTTGTCAATCACAAATTTTGTGCCCCTCGAAGTTCCGTCCCAAAATGCCAGTACGAGATCGGCGTTTTCAATAATGGTGATATTGCGTTTCAGCGGAGCGGATCTCCCGTACTTCTCATACTCCGGCAGGAACTCTGTGAGCTTGATGCCATGGGCGATTGCGTACTCTCGGGCACAGGTATCGATCCCTCTTGCACCCCCGGACACGATTTCAGTTACGCCTTCCGGCAGATGTTTTCCCAGATTAGTAACGCTCAGCCCTCTGGACCCTACAATTGCCACTCTCACATTCCAACACCTCAGCCATATAGCAAAATTATTGTAGATATACAGTATATCTAATCAAAACATTTTAACACATGACAGCCATAAAATAAACACACAATATATCTAACGGGGTGATTTTATGGCAATCAAAAGCGTATCCATTCGCATAGAGGAAGAGATGCTGGAGAAGCTGGGGTTTGTAGCTGACTATGAGGGGCGCTCGGTCAACAGTCATATTCTGGTGCTCATTCGGGAAAACATCAAAGCCTTTGAACAGGAGCACGGAGAGATCAATGGAACCATCAATCCGGCAGTCAATGTAAAGCCCACCAGGAAAAATTGAGACAGTGAGGAAGCGGTTAAGCCGTTTCCTCTTTTTTTGCCCATACGATTCCAGATAGCACGAAACAGACGCATGGCAGAGCCACACCGTTGCCCCACATCTTATATTCCGAAGCATCGGAATAGGGATTTTTCAGCCACTTTACGATTTGCGCCTGGGTCTTGGGCTTCGAGGAAGTGCCCATGACTTTTCGGTAGGTTTCAAACACTGCCGACCAGAAATCGATTTCTCCGTATGAGGGACTGTCCGTCCCCAAGTTGTCGCACCACCAGTCAGGAAACCCTTGCAGCCTTGCGCATTCCGTAGGCGTCAATCTGCGTACCGTGTATTCCGGTTCGCCCATTGCGACAGCACCGGGGCCTTTTGCCACCAGGGTAGGCTGCAGCTCCTCAGATACCGAAGGATTGAATTTTGCGGTTTTGCCTTGATTCATGGTGGCGCGGTCTACGCCGAATGCTACCGCTGTTGGGTCTTTGTAGTCCCGCGCCAGAATTGTCGGTGAGGTATCCTCGCCGATGTTCGGGAAACTCCCGGTGGTCATGGCGTAAACGGCATGGCGGTCGGTGGTATTAAGGGTAAACGACACATCTGAGTTGATGCCGTCACCCTGAGGACCGTTTTCATTTTTTCTCCCGATCATTGAACCTTGCAGCACATAGGTCTGCTGTTTGGTCGCTGCTTTGCAGATTGCTCCACTTTTAGTTCCGAGCAGACGAACCCCATCCCTTTGGTTCTGTGTAAACGGAATAGGCTCGACCACGGCGATGCCGCCTTGATTGCAGGAAGGATTGCCGCCGTTGCCGTCCAGGGTTCTTGATGTTCCTGCCTGATAAAAGCCGCTGTTGGGATTGCTGGATTTCATGGCATTGGAATCCTTCGAGCAGATCCCATAGGCTTTCGGCTCAAAGAGGGTCTGGTCGTTGTTGCAGGAGAGCGTAGCGGACTTATCCTCCTGGATAAGAGGGCCTTTGCCGCCGCCTTCACAGCCGGAGCGGATTTTCATGAGAAGCGGCACATTGTTTCCACCGGTTCCCATCCGAGAAGTTAAGGTTTGCACCATTCCATCTTCAGAGAGTTTAACCCGGCTGTCTGTTGGGTGGTTTTCTAAAGGGACAGCATCCGGTGCCGTTGATTCCATCACACAGGGAGGATGGTGTGCTTCGGCACGAAGGGTGCAGGTCACATCTTCGGTGACATCCATTCGATTGCCTCCCTGGTCATTGAGCACCACACCGTTTCGACCTGTAGACATTCCGCAGTTCACGCCCAGGGTGGCGGCTTTGTCCGCTATGCTCCCATTGTATCCATCGAAGCCTGACGCACCAGTGCCAGCTTCAAAACTTCCGGCAGTGCCTTGCCACGGGCAGAAGCTCTTCGGAGAATACCCTGACAGGCTTTCGGACTCAAATAGTATTTGTTCGGCACTCCCGCCTGCAAAATCTGCGACAAGGAAGATTCTGCGTCTTCTCTGGGGTACTCCCCAAAATTGAGCGTCGAGGACTCGCCAGGCGACTGAGTAATCATCTCCCACGATGCTTCCCGCATAGGCCCATCTGCCTTTTGGAGGTTCAGGAATAATCGGCTCTGTGTCTTTGACTGAGCAGACCGCTTCGAGGACAGAGCGGAAGTCCTGTCCCTTGTTGCTTGAAAATGCGCCTGGGACATTCTCCCAGACGATGTATCTTGGTTTTGTGCCACCTGTGGCGCACCTCATTTCTTTTACGATTCGGATGGCTTCATAGAAAAGATTGGAGCGGGAGCCATCCAGCCCCGCTCGTTTGCCTGCGATGCTCATATCCTGGCAGGGCGAACCGAAAGTGATGATATCCACCGGTTCAATTTCACCGCCGTGCATTTGAGAGACATCTCCGTAATGCTTCATGAACGGTAACCGCTTTGTTGTTACACGAATGGGGAACGGCTCAATCTCAGAAGCCCATACAGGGGTGATACCGGAGAGCAATCCGCCCAAAGGAAAACCCCCGGATCCGTCAAACAGGCTTCCGAGGGTCAAAGGCTTATTCAGTTCCATTTGCGACCTCCTCATATTTGCAGGTCTTGCCATCACGAAGGACGGTCACACCTTCCGCGCTGCCAACCTGCTCGATGTAGCGGTTCACGATTACATCACAGAACTTCTCGTCCAGTTCAACGGTGCGACAAATTCGGTCAGTCTGCTCACAGGCAATCAGGGTGCTGCCTGAGCCGCCGAAGGGGTCGAGGACGATGGCGTTGGTCATGCTGGAATTCCCGATGGGATAGGCCAGCAGCGGGATCGGCTTCATGGTCGGGTGGTCGCCGTTCTTCTTGGGCTTATCGAATTCCCAGATGGTGGTTTCCTTTCGCCCGGTGTACCATTGGTGCTTGCCGTTTTTCTTCCAGCCATACAAAACCGGCTCATGCTGCCACTGGTAAGGAGAACGCCCCAGCACAAGGGACTGCTTCTTCCAGATACAGCATCCGGACAAATAAAAACCCGCATCGGCAAACGCCCTGCGGAAATTGATGCCCTCGGTGTCAGCGTGGAACACATAAATGGATGCGTCCGCCGCCATGACCAATTCCATGTTTTTGAATGCGGAAAGGAGAAACTCATAAAATTTCTCAGCAGCCATATTGTCGTTTTTGATTTTGCCAGCGGAGCCTTCGTAGTTCACATTGTAAGGCGGGTCGGTGATGACCAGGTTGGCCTTCACGCCGTCCATGAGCACTTCGTAGACCGCAGGGTCAGTGGAGTCACCGCATACAAGCCGGTGTCTGCCGAGCGTCCACACATCATCGGCCTTGGTGAAGGTGGGCTTTTGCAGTTCGGCATCCACATCGAAATCATCTTCCTTGGCTTCCTCCGCAGGAAAAAGAGCGGCCAGTTCTTTCTCATCAAACCCGGTCAGCCCCAGGTCGTAGCCCATTTCCTCCAGTGCCTCCAACTCCACACGGAGCATATCTTCATCCCAACCGGCATCCAGCGCCATGCGGTTGTCGGCGAGAATATAGGCTTTCTTCTGGGCTTCGGTAAGGTGGTCAACAAAGACACACGGCACTTCCGTGATATTCTCCTCTCGGGCAGCGGCGATTCTACCGTGTCCGGCAATGACATTAAAATCCCGGTCGATGATGACCGGGTTCACAAAGCCAAACTCCCGAATGGAAGCGCGTAGCTTATTGATCTGCTCCTTGGAGTGGGTCCGGGCATTGTTCTGATACGGGACCAGCTTGGCGACAGGCACAAGTTGCATTTCGCTGGTTGTCTTACTCATCAGAACAACCCCCATTCCGCAAACTTCTCAAAGCCGCCCATCGAGCGGATATAGTCATGTGCGATCTCCACGATTTCTGCGTATGGGATGTCATCCACCATCTCGTCACCAATGGCGCAGCAAAGTTCCACAGGGTATCCGGTTTCCTGCGCCTTGAGGAACGCATAGATATTGACGGAGACATCTGCCTTGGAGAGGTCTTTCCCGTGAAGTCCACCGCCGGTCACAGAATCAGCCATGTCAGAGCCGAGTTTGCGGTTGGTAGCCCCTGTGTCAACATCGGTGCCGCCGGTCCAATCGCCCAAGGGATTGATTTCCGCACCGGGGTACTGTGCTTCCAGTTCATACTTAGGGGCATTGCTCTGGCAGATGATTAGCCGGATGCCATCCAGTATGTATTTTCCATCTGAAGGGTGCTGCGCATAGATTCGGTGGGCAATTGCAGACAGCTCCTTTTGCTCCGGGGTGAGGGGCATTCCCTTAAAGATACCGTTATCACCGCAGCGGAAGCCGTGCTTTTGATTTTCCGAAAGATGCGCGTCCTGCTTGACAATATGGATGTCTGTCATAACCACACCGGCGATCCGCACGATGGCTTTAGCAATTTCCTCTTTGTCGAGGGCAGCAGTCGTTTCAATGATCGCATGGCAAACGCTGTGTCCAATCAGAACTTCCACTGCGATTTTCGGATTTTCCTCTGCGGCATACGCCAGATCTACAATCGCACCGGCAATTCGGTCAGCCACCTTGTCCGGGTGCGAAGGATTCACTTTTTCAATCATACGCTTATCCTTTCCGCGCCCTCAGCAGGCGCTCCATCAGATCATCCTGGGGGCTTGCCCCCGAATATTCCGTGGAGCAGTTCTCCTTGACGATCTGGTAAATTTCGTTCCAGAGCCGATTGGCCTGGTTCATGTAGTTGATGCCGATATTGATAAACGGGGACGGGATCGGCTTGCCCGTGGTGGGGTGCTTGGACAGATAGCCCAGCGTGGAAGTCATCTCTTCACACTGTATCCACCGGGCGGCGCACATGGCGTACCGCTCCAAAAGCTGCGGAGACACCACAGCTGTGCATCCGATGGATTTGAGCCATTCCCAGGTCTCCTCATAGATTTCCTTTGCCTGCAGCTGACCGCCGTCACGCTGGGTAGCGGACAGGAAGTCGTGAGGTTTCGGCATATCTACACCGTTCACATCCGGGATATCCAGAACTTTCAGTGCTCTGCCGCAGGGATTACCTGTCTCCACCTTTTCGGTGAGTGGTTTCTTTTTTCGGCCTGCGCCCGGTCTGGCACCGCCGCGCCCACCGGTGTTATTGGATTTTGTGGGCACACTTTCACCGTCCTTTCTGTGCCGGGGTCAATTACCCTTTTGATTTCGCCATTTTCGCACACGAAACCCCACGCCCGTTGCACGGGAGAAAGGTCCCGGAGATTTGAATCCCCCTACAGGGTCAGCGATCGTGCCAGCGATCTCCATGCTCGGCATGGATTTTGGCATGACAGGATTTGCATAAAGCAATCAAATTATCTCTTGCATGAGTGCCGCCTTCGGAGAGAGGTATCTTGTGATGGACTTCCTCGGTAGCTACCAGGACACCTCTGGCTTGGCACAGTTCACACACAGGATGCTGTTGGACATAGCTGTCACGAATACGCTTCCACGCCCGTCCATACCTACGGCGTACAGCCGGGTCACGGTCGTACTTCTCGTAGCGTTTGGCTTCCAGCTTGGCGTGTTTCTCGCAGAACCTGCCATCCGTCAGTTGGGGGCATCCGGGGTAAGAGCAGGGGCGCTTGGGTTTCCTTGGCATCATTTCACCTCCTCGTGGGCATAAGAAAAGCCCCACGGGATTGCTCCCATGAGGCTCTCTGTGCAGTCTTTCATAATACCATTATACATTGCCGTAACGGGAAAAGCGTCCGCGATATTACTCATCACTTGCCATACAGAAGCAAGGCCAGATGCTGAACCGCACGGTTCTTTTTGTTATAGGCAGAAGACCGCTCAATGCTGAAATGGTCGCAGATGTCGTACACAGCATCGGTTTGTCGGCTGTCCTCATCCCAATAGAAGGCCTGAAGCACATAGCGTTCATCGTCAGACAAAGCCAGCCATGCCGGTTTGAACCAGTCCATGTACTCAACAGCCTGTCGGTATCGCTCACGCAGTATATCGATCTCGTCAATGGCGGCAATGATGCGATTTTCATTGGCCTGTGGATTGTGAGGACCTTTGGGCATATCCGAAAGAACGGGGCTGCCCACAGAGGACACCCTATCATGGACGATGCCGATTTCCTCGTCCGTATGGTCGATGATGTACTGCATACTGCCGTAGTCCTTAAGAGCGTTGATGGCTGCAGCGCGTTTATCAAGGTAGTGCCAGATAATGTTCATATTCGTACCTCCGAAATTTTGTAATCCTCGGATTGGCACGGATTGTCTTAGATTGTCTCAGATTTTCAAGTCCGCTTTGACGGCATCAATAAGAGCCGTCTGTGTATGCTCCTTTTGAGAGAGGGCTTTCATGATGCGGTTGTCAATGGTGCCCTTTGTGATGATGTGCTGTACCACCACGGTTTTGGAAGTCTGACCCTGCCGCCACAGGCGGGCTATGGTCTGCTGGTATAGTTCCAAACTCCAGGTAAGGCCAAACCAGATAAGGGTTGAACCGCCAGACTGAAGATTAAGGCCATGTCCGGCAGAAGCGGGGTGAATCAGCGCCACGGGAATTTCGCCGTTGTTCCATCTGCGGATGCTGGTGGAATCGTCCAGGCGGGAAAAAGGAATGTGCAGCTTCTTCAGTCGCTCCGTAATTCTGGTAAGGTCATGCTTGAACCAGTACGCCACCAGGATTGGTTTTCCGTTCGCCGCTTCGATCAGATCCTCAAGGGCATCCAGTTTGCGGTCATGGATATGAACCATATCGCCAGAGTCATCGTAAATGGCACCATTCGCCATCTGACTCAGTTTGCCGGAGAGGGATGCGGCATTGGCAGCGGTGACTTCTCCGTCTGGGAGTGATAGCACCAGTTCGCGCTTCAGTTCTTCGTAATTGTCTGCTTCAGTGTCAGAAAGCTGCACCACATACTCGCTGGACACCAATTCCGGCATCTTAAGATGGTCAGTGGCTTTCATGGAAATGGTGATATCGGAGATCTGTCGGTATATGGCGTCCTCCGCATACGGCAGGGGCTTGTAGCTGTAGATGATCTGACCGTTGCGCTTGTCCGGCTGGAAGTAGTCGGTGCGGTATTTGGTGATGAACCTCCCAAGGCGTTGTCCCATATCTAGGATGCGGAACTCGGCCCAGAGATCCATCAGACCGTTAGATGCCGGAGTGCCGGTCAGTCCCACGATGCGATTTACTCTGGGGCGAACCTTCAACATCGCCTTGAACCGCTTTGTACTGTGATTTTTGAAAGAGGACAGCTCGTCAATCACGATCATGTCGAAGTCGAAGGTAATGCCGCTT